TATAACCATGGATTTGCTCACGCTAAAATTGGAAGCGATGGGAATTATGAGTTAAAGAATATTAGAATAATCAATTATAAAATTGTGTAATGGAAAAATTTAAAACAATACAAGAAAATAAGGTTTTGATTAATCCGCCAAATCTCGATTCGCAAATTGAGAAAGTAGCAAATAAAATATTACGACAATATTTAAGAGGTCAAAACTGCGAGAAAACAAATGCTATTTATAGAGAATTAATAAAACAAAAATAATGGCCGATTTAGCAAAATGCAACGATAGTTTATGTCCTTCAAAAGATTATTGCCATAGGTTTACAGCTCCGGATGGAATATTTCAAACTTATGGAAGATTTAATCGAGAAGAAGATGCCGATAATTGTGATATGTTTTGGCCTAATGGTATATGCAAATATTGCCTTAAGGAAAATAATATACACCGAATGAGTTGCCCAACACAAAAAATACAAATCAATTTATGAGTTGTTTCCATTTTGGAACTATCTGAAAATATGAAAATAACAGTTGAAGTAAATGGCGAATCAATTGTATTGGATTTACATAATGACAATACAATTTGGGATATGATACAAAAAATTAGAATATTACTAACTTTTTGTGGATATAGTCAAGATTTAATAAATCAAATAATAGAAGAAGACGAATGACAACAAGCGAAAACAACAATGCAAACAACTTATTATTAGTAGCTATTGTAACAGCTTTAATAGCTGCAATAGTATTGACCTCTTGCGGATCACGAAAAGTAAGCAAGTCTGAAACCAAAGAACAAGAGCAAAAAACTGAAAAAATTACTCTCGAAACTGAAACGAAAGTAACAGACAACACTAAAATAGTTGATACTTCAAAAAGTGATGAAATAGAGATATGTCCGTTATCTGATTCATTGCCTATGGTTGTGAATGGAATAACGTACATAAACGCTAAAATAAGACGCAAAAAAACTAAAAACAATATAAGTATCGCAAAAGATGTAAAAGTCCAACACAACACACGAAAAGAGGGTGTAGTGATGGTTAAAAGAAACAAAGTTATTGAAGTAAAACAAATAGAACGTAAAAATAGCTATTGGTGGCTATTATGGTTCTTACTTTTAATACCGATTTATTTTGGATATAAAAAAATTAAAGTTTACATTTGAAGCTTCATAATAGTTTGGTTTAAGTTGAATTCCCCTCTCACATAAATTGAGAGGGGTTTTTTATTTAACTCTTTCAAACAATTCATCCAACAGCAATTCATCAGCAGTAGTATCAATCTTCAATATGTTCTTATTTACAAGAATTGATATTAAATATTTATGGCAGTTCATCTTTGCCTTGTATTTTTGCGCTGTGCCTTTTCTATAAAGTTTAAAATCATTATAGTGGCAAACTAAATTCTTGTAATCGTTTATTAATTGGTCGTGAGCAATAAAATGCTCTTTAGATAATAGGTAGTTCATTTTAGTAATTGTATTTTGTTAAATTTATCTCTTGACACAATATATCCGAGAGCTTCATATAGTTTTAGATACCGGTAAACTGTTCTATTGCTTACACCTAAATATCGTTCTACTGTGTAAAAATTTCTCGGCTTATCCTGGAGATATTCCATAAGCCTAATGCATCTATACATTTTGTGTTGATTCATAATTAATAAAGGCTAAAGGTTGAGTTCTCTAATTCAATAGTGACATCGTTGGCTAAAAAATCTAAAACGATGCCTTTAAATTCATAAACTTTGCCTGACTGATCCATCATTAAAAATTTAATATCGTTTTTAATATGTCTCTTAATTTTTGGCAATAATTGTAAACTGAAAATGTAGTTTAGTTTATCGGCTAATCGTTTGCCATTTACAGAACTTTTAAAATCATCAGTAAACATTTGCTGTTTATCTTTGGCAATTTTTATACATTCTTGCCAAAATAATAATATGTCCTGGTCTTTGTAATTAAGTTGCAGTAAAGTGCTATTTATTTCTATAATTCTTTCGTTAATATTCATAATTAAGTTTGCTTTCGTTAATTGTATAAATTTCTTCATTCTCAAAATCGAAATGTAAATTGTTTTGAGATAGTTGTTCTAATAATGACTGAATAATAAATAACTGATAAAAGCTATATCCTTTTTTTTCGTTTGCATTTCCGCAAATTATTTTTGGTCTTAACTCATTAGAGTCAATTATCCTGTGTATAAATCCGTAATCAACGTTACAGAAATCAGCGATGTTGTTAATTGTGTAAATCATATTTTTGAAATAAAGTTGTTATAAGGATCAAACTCAAAGCAAAAGAACTCATCTTTGTCTAAATACCTAAAATGATAGTAAGTGCCATGCATCAACATTTTATTTACCCAAACTGCCGGTTTTGTCAAAACGTGGCTAACACCACTCAACCTGAAAGGTCTGCCATTCTTTGATATTTGCGTATCAAAATGGTTAATGTCAATTTTAAATCCCTGTACTGATATTGTATTCATAAATTAAAAACCCGCAAATCAAAAGGTCGTCGTCTTTATCATTGCGGGAATTTGTTTAAATTTTTTATTGTAGCGACGACTCTACTTCAGCAAATATAATTAATTATTTATAATCTACATCATAATCAGTCCAAATTTTACATTCAAATCCTAAATCTTGTAATTGTTTAATTCTTATTTTTTGTAATTCGCTCAACCTTCCATTTGGCTTTTTAACCTCGATAAACATTGTTATGCCATTTTGAAGGCACATCAAATCAGGAATGCCATTTTTTGATGTCTTAATTAATTTAACGCAGAGCCATCCCTCTTTTGTGAGTCGGTTGATGATTTTTGTTTGTATTTTTTGTTCCGAAATCTCGTTTAAATGTTTCATTATTATAGTCTTTTTTCTTGATTACACTTGCATAAATCTTACTTTCAATTCCATCTGTGCTAAATATCCAATAAACATCGTTGACTTTGCGATCCATTGTCGTTAGTCTATCCCTGGACTGCCAATAACTTACTGCGCTAAAGTCAATATTGTAGTAAACTAAATATTTAGCCTGTGCCAAGCTAATACCTTCCCTTCCGCTAACTATCTGCAAGGCGATATTTTTATCGGATGTATTAAACTCCTCTAAATCGTTAGTCAATCTATTGCCAAAAATTGTTTTAAGCGCATTAAACTCCTCGACAAATTTGTAGAATATAGCTATCTTTTGACCTTTAAAATGTTTATCGATAAACATAGCCTTACTTAAATCAATTACTTTACTGCTGCCATCCTCAAATTTACAAGTCCCGGAATAAAGTTGATGGAGCTTCTGTTGTAACTTTACCGAAGTATCAGCCAATATTAGTTGGCCTTCTTTGTTTTGCACCACTAAATCAGTTTTAAGCCTATCAATTATCTTATAAGTAATTGCATCCATATCACAATACAAAACGTTTTCATTTACTTGCGTTTCAAATCCCGCTTCAACTTGGGTAAAAGTCAAAATGTAATACCGGATTAAATGCCAAAAGTCTTTTTTTCTTGCATCAGTATAATCATTCACTTTGGCATAGCCTAAATGCTTCACTTTCACATTAACGTAATCATTTGCCCATTTATAGAAATTGACTTGCTCAAAAGGGGAATGATTACTCACCCAAAATTGATGATACCATTGTGAGTGACTTTCGGCAGTTGGAGTGCCTGATAAGAATATCATCGGCAAATCTCCGTACATTTTTTTAAATAGCTTTGCAGTTGCGTTTGGCTTCGGGAATGCTCCAAAGCGATGATGTTCATCGTGAATAACTAAATCAAAATTGCATGAAATTTTATGTAAACTTTCATCATTTGCAATAGTTAATTTAAAAGAATAATTCATATTATCATAGTCCGACTGAACTGAACTAAATGCTTTTAACTTGGTTAGAAATAGTACATTTTTTGCACCAAAGTTTTCAGCAGTCTGCAAAGCGGTTAATGTTTTACCACAACGTACCTCCATTGCGATATAAACCAAATGTTTTCTTTTTAAAATTTCAGCAGCTTCATTGGATAACCTAACTTGATATTTACGTAACTCCATAATACTTTTTATTTAATACGTTTAAAACTGTTTTTTTATCTACTTTATACTTTACCATAAAATCTAAAACATTTCCTTTGTTTTTATGATTTATTCCTTTAATACAATTTTTTCTAATATCTAAAACTTCACTTTGTTTTAGTTTTCTTATTGGATTTACTTTTCCTAAAATATCATAAGAATGTCTTTCATTTTCTGAATAAGTACACCATTCTAAATTACAAACATTATTATTAAATTTTCTTCCATCAATATGATTAACACAAGGTTTATTTTTATTATTAAAAATAAAATGTGAAGCAACTAATCTATGAACTTGAAATCTGTAAACTTTATTTTCTTTAGATAAAGAAACCCTTAAATAACCTTTTACATTTTCTTGCTTTAAAAATCTAACTTTAGAATAATTATTGCTTTTTACGTTTCCATAATTAGAAACTTCGTAATTTTCAAATCCTTCTATTTTTTTCCAAACTTCCATATAAGTAAAAACCAACGCTTCAAAAGGTGGTCGTCTTTATCTGCGTTGGAATTTTATAATATTATTAATTAGGCGACCACTCCTATTAATGCAAATATACAAAATTTATTTTAAATAAATAACACTTCCATAGCCAGGTAAACAATCTTTTTACGTTGCAGTATTTCAGCAGCTTCTTTTGAAAGTCTTGTTTGATAATCTCTTAATTTCATGATAGCCAATATTTAATTTCATCTACAACGTTTTGCGGTGAATAACTCATCCAACTATTTCTAAACCATTCAATTTTGCTTTGTTTTGCAATTTTATCAAAAGTGTTTCTGTTTTGATTAATTTTTGATTCAACAGATTTAACTTCTGATTCAAGTTTTCCAATTCTATAATCTCGTTTTTCTCGTTCATTTTCAATTCTTTTAATCTCTCTTTCGACATGTTTAATTTTTTGGTCTGCATCAGCTTCAACTCCATATCTTTGCAGTCTTGTTTGTAACCACTTATCAATTTTTTTAAGTCTTCTTTCATCTTTTTCGCGTGGATTATAGTTAAATTCTTCAATTTTTGTAATAACTCCTGAAAATCCTTGTCGTAATTGTTCGGCAAGTCTATTATACTCTTTTTTAATTCGCTGTTTGTTTTGTTCAAGTTCTTGCAATTTAAAGTTAATTTCTGTAAGTTTTTGTTTGTTAGCTTCCAATAGTGTTGGGAGAATAAGGTGTTTAGATCTGTTTTCATTTTTTAAGTTTATTTCTATAATTGGAACTTTTAATTGTTTTAATTTTTCTATGTCTATTTCATTTTTTGCATTACTCCAGCAAATCTCAATACAGCAAACTAATTTATTATTTGCATCATAACAAGATAAATCAGGTCGTTTTTTTATATCGTGCCAAAATTCGGGAACTACATTATCAAACTCGATCCATTGATTAAAAATACTATCAAAGTATTTTTTCTCATGAACTATTTTCATTTTAGCGTTATAATGCTCTGGAGATTCTCCATAACTTCCACTTTGTTTTACACCTATAAAAGCGAAATCGTTGTTAGATTCAATCTTTTTAGCGAAGTATTCCCTTTCATCGCCTTGCTTATAAATATAATCTAAAGGCTCACCAGGATATAAACGATATTCATTTAGCCTTATGGCTTCTGAATGATGAACTAATTTATCATTAGCGTCAAATAAGTATTCGTATTTTGTCATTTATCTAATTCTTTAATATATTTATAAATCATCTGCAATGAAACGCCAAGTTGTTCCGATACTTCTTTTTTATTTAAGTTTTTATTAGCTTCATAAAGCAAATAAAACTTGTCTTTATTGCTTTTGCCATCATTAGTTTTTAAAACCTTTCGTATTTCTGAAACTTCAATGCTATCAATTTTCACTTTTTTAGCCATAGCGATGAAGTATTTAGATAGCTTTTCCGCCTTTAAAATAGAATCAACTGATATTTCATCTAAATTGTAATCAGTTTGCCCTATTGCGCCAAAAACGTGTATTAAAAGAGCAAAGCGTGGAATGTAAGACTTTTGCTTTGGCAACATTGATTTCATATATTCATTTTCGCTTTCGCTATTTTGAATTTCTGTTATTTCATTGAAAATTCGCATCCATTCCAATTTGGATTTAGCATTGAATTTAACAACTTTAGGTACAATGGATCCATCAGCATCTCTATTAATAATTTTATTTTTAATAGTATCATAAAAAGCAATTATAGTATCACTATACCATTGAATGGTATCATAATTCATTTCATTTTCATTATAACTTTCAATAGTTAAATCAGGAAATGATAATAACATTCTATCCATAAACCCATTATCTTTATTGTCATCAGTATAAAATGAATTAAAAATATTCGGTTGAATACCTCCAAGAACAGGAATTAACGGTTTTGCAACAAATGATCCGGCTCTTGTTAATCTATTTAAGTTTACAGATTTTCCGCTCCAAGTAGATAACCAAAACTCTAAATCTGAACCTGGCTTATATTTATTCATATCTTTAAACCATCCTGCTAACTCATCTTTAAAAACTCCAACTGAATTGTCGCTTTGCTGATGCAAATCAACTAAAGCTTCAATAGTTATATCATTTGCTATAAATTGTTTTTTGATAGGTTTATTAACTTCCATGCACTCTTCTTGATCTTTCTTTGAAAGTCCATTGTAATACTCATATTTTTCGTATTCTTTAATATAATTAGCTATTTCTCTATTATTAATTTTTTCTAAAGGAAATATAATATTTGAAATCGAAGGTGTTTTACCTATACCGGCTTTACCTACAATAGCCACCCAAATCGTAGCAATTTCAGTCCATCCTCTTTTGACTTCTATTTGCATACTATTACCAATACTTAATGAAGTTAGCCATAATAAAGAACAACTCATATAATCTATTGAACTGTCTAAAGTTTGGTTACATTCTAAAATATAAGACTGAATTGATTTTGGAAATACATCAATAGGGAATTCAAGATCCGATTTATTTATTATAATTTTTTCTTTTGGCTCTAATTCATTTTTAACTTTTCTACTTCCATAACCATCAATATAAATTTGTTTTGCAGAAGCACTAAAATCACCATTAAAATTTTGCCAAGTATAAGCCGTATAAGGTGAAATTGGTTTTTCATGAGGATATATAGTTCCTGTTGAAAAAAGAAACATTATATTATCATTTTTAAAAATATAACCACTATGGGGTGAAGTGCCACCATATCTTTTTATGATGTATTTATCTTTGTGATTTCCAACTATTGTAAATTCAGAAGCAACTATATCGTAAATATTATTTTTATTATTAAAATCATCCCAAGGCAATATTTCTCCTTCAACATATTCGCTTTTTATTTTCTTTGTTTCTGTTATTTCTTTAACTGGTTCTTGATAGTCATACATTTTAGAAAAACTAATAATAATCTCTCTATCTTCATCACTAATAAAATCAATATCATGATAACTTTTTTTATAAACTTTATTATCAGGATAGGTAAAAATATAACCACCTATTCCTCTCGTTTCAATGACAGCTTCTTTATGTCCTTTAAGTTTTGCTAATTTTAGATTTCCTTCAATTCGTTTTGATTTATAAAGTAAATGATAACCAGCGTTTTTAGTTTTATAAACGACTATTTTATCTTCAAAATCTAAAATGTTATCTTTTAAATAAGCAATATATTCAGTCCAAAATGCAATCTGTTCTTTTGCTGTTGAAAATACTTTTAAATCTACATCAATACACTCCAGGTAATCATATCCGGTAACAATTCCAAAATTTGTAGTTGCAGGTATTTCTTTACCATCCTTCTTAATTATACCGCCTTTGTAATTAAAATTTTTAATAAAGCTATCCCAGGATTGTTTTTCATTTTGAGATTGCTTCCAAATAAAGTTAGGAACTTTGTTATCTGATACCGTTATCAAAGAAAAGTTTTCGTAGAACTTTTTTAATTTAGATTCTTCCATAAATATTTTTTAAATAAGAAATCCGATTTATCCACTGCCTCTTACCTCAGTTTCAAAATCGGATTAATATAATACTTTTCAAGTGTAAGAGGTTATGCAAATATAAGATTTATTTTAATATAAATGCTTTTAAACTGATTTAAATTATTTTAAACTATTTTAAACTAATTTTAAACCAAACTTTCCTTATTTTATAGTACTTTACAAAGTTTTTAAACCTTTTAAACCAAGTTTAAAATATATTATTTTATATTTTTATTTTACAAAAAATTATTATTTATAGAAAAAGTTTTAAACTTGGTTTAAAATCGACGTTAAGCCTTGATATTCTTGAAAACCTTGGTTTAAAATTAGTTTAAAAAAGTTTAAAATTTTAAACTCGGTTTAAAATAAAAAAACCACCATTAAGGTGGTTAAATTAGTTGTGTTCAATGCTATTTAAAATTCTAATTCATCTTCATATTCCGCAGCTTCTTGTGTTTCATTGAAGTCATTGGCTATATCGCCATTTAACACCACTTCAATATCGTTGACATCTTGCTTAATTAAATAGGTTTTAAGATAGGCCTCCAATGTATCAAAGCAATTATCTGCCATTGTACATTCTTTATCGTTTAAAGACTTCTCAAATGTAAAGTTAGGCATTGAAAACTTAACAGCTCCTTTTTTGCCATCTTTGGTATCTTTAACAATAATCCACTCATCAGCTAACCTGGAGCGAGTCTTTTGTGTAAAATCACCCCATTGTTGTGTGGCACTTCCTTTTAATTGAATATTAGCCAATGATCCATCCTCAAGCATAATGTAAATACTTCTTGTATAATGGCCTCCGGCAGCAACAATTTTTTCTTTGATGTCTTTGTAAAGACCTTTAGCAATTTCATTCCCTTTAAATGGTTTAACTGTCATCTCCTCTTTTGATATGAATTTAACTTCATTAGAGTAGATGCTACTACTTGTGGCATCATTCCAACCTTTAACAGTATGCAGTTCGTCTAACACTAAAAACTTAAAAGGTAAAGGGATTTGGACATTGGCTTGTTTCTCTTTGTCATAGTAAGAAAAGCATTTGTCATTCGATTTCCACTCAATAAACTTTGTTGCTGGGTTGCTTTGCGGTTGTGCAAAGGCTTGTTTACGATTGCTCATAATTCTAATATTTGTTTATGGTTTCAATAGAAGCTCGTGAAACCTTCGAGCTGTTAATTATGATATGCTAATATAATGTTTTTTTGCTTAATTACCAACTGATAGCTAAAGTATCTTTGCGTGGTGATGTGCTTACTCTTGTAACTTCAATGCCATCATCATCATAGATTGTTGAATTAGACTTTAAAGCTACTTTAAGGAGCATTTCCCTCTCTGATAATTTTTCTTTGATTTCAGACCATTTAAAATCGTCTTTGTAGTTTATGGTTTCACCACCATTTCTGAATGTTCCTTTAAGTCCATAGGCCTCGAAATTCTCTTGCGGAACTACTTCTAAAATTTTAGCAGTAATAACATCCAAAGCTTCTTGCATTCTTTTAGCCTGTGCTAATAGTTCATACTTATCTACTTCACCACCATCTATAACCTTTGTTATAAATGTATTGGCAGAGAACTGAACCTCTTTTTTGTTTGGAAGGAAGTTTGATGTTTCAATTTCTTGTTGACGCATCAATTCGTATAGATTCTTACTCATAAAACAGGTCTGCTAAATTAATTATTGAAAAGCTTTTGTTAGTCGTGTTCATAATCAATGTATATGCATCCGATACTGTTAGCATAGAATACAAATAATTATCTTCTAATGTTTTTACTAATCTTGCGTGGGAGTTTGGATATAGTTCCGCCATCACATCCAACTTCAATTTGTGTTCTTCTTTTAAATTTTCAAATAGTGTTTTCATAAAGTTTAAATAAAAAATCCCTTCCAATTCAAACGAGGTCAGTCGTAAGGTCAGAAGGGAATTAGTTATGTTTGTGTTTAGCAGCTCTGACCAACTGTTTAGCAAAGATAGTTATTTATAATTAAAAAACAAATTTATTTTTTCTTAATTCTAAATTCCTCCAAATCTTTCAACCATTTTTTACGCAAATTATCTCTTTGTTTGCTTGGAACTGACATTGGTAGCACAACGCAAACATCGTCAATAAATGCTTTAGGCCTTCCGCCTAAATTCTTTTCTTTTTTCATCTTTTAAATGTTTTGTTATAATATTCTTCTGCTGTTCCATTCATCCCACAATTAAACTCTCCTTTATCGTAAGCTCTAATTATCTGATCCTTTTCGATTTCTTTGGCTTGTTTAACTATCTCTATATCTTGTTTTAAATGATATTGTTTACATAACCATTCTACTGCTGTCATATTACTTTTCCTTTTACGTTATCAAAGTCGCTTTGTAGTATCTTTTTATAGTTTGGCAGTAATTTACCTTTTGAGTTATAGACTTCCTGCACTATTATTTCGTAAATTATAAAATCACATTCTCCTGTTTCAGGTGGATTAAAATAATTGCCGGTGCATGGCTTACGATATACCTCAACCTCAATCTCAAAATCTACAACAGCAATGCAATTAAAATCCCCATCGTAAATTTCAAAGTTTTTGGAGTTGATATAGTAATCGAACCAGTTATAGTTCTCATTACAAAAATCTTTGATGCTATCTAATATTAACTTTTTCATGTCAAAATAAGTAATACAAAAAACAATACTGCAATTCCAACCGCTACTTTTACGGCTGTATTTAAAACAAAGTCTAATTCTTTTTTTTCTTGATCTGTCATCTTAAATTTATTTCGTGTTTAACATAATTCCAATATTCGTATTTGTCTGCTTGTGAATAATTTTTAATTTGTAATGAATCAATAATATTATTAACTGCTATCAATGCACATTGTTTGGCAAATTCATATTCATTGTCTCTATCTGTAAATACTTCAAATGCATAAATTAACTGTGTTGCTTTTTCTTTGGGTGTCATTTTCTTTTAAATTCAATGTTAAACAATCCGAAATCAAAACTGCGAGGTTCTACATAAACCGGAAACCGATAGTTGTATAATTCTTTTATTTCTGAAGCTCGTTTCTTAAAACTGCTCTTGTGTTTCATAGGTGCTGAAAAATCTAATCTTTCAACATCCAAATCCTTTAAATCTATTCCAAGCATTACAGCCTGGTTATAGAATTTTTGTTTTGCTCTTATACTCATTTTTTAGCAATGATTAAATTATTAATAACTTCTTCTATTTCTATAACTTCCTTGTAGTATATATGGCCTCTATAATTACTATTTAAGTGTATTAATGCTAAACCTTGTTTTGAAATATCTAATCCATTATTAAAATGTGAAATTTTATAAAAATTTTTTTCAATTTTATTTTTAATAGATCCAACTGCGATTAATAAACTGTTTTTAAACTCCAGCTTTGATAGTTCGCTTTTATTCATTTCTCTAATTAAATGTTCTCTAAAATCAATTACTGAACAATAATATCCTTCTAAAATTATATTTATCATGATTAATATAAAAATCGGGTTAAAAAATATACTGCAATAAATCCTATTGCGTAAACTTGGTACTTTTGTTTGCTTAAAAATGTTTTCATAATTTTTGATTTAATAATTAATAATAAACAAATATAGTTATTTATAATTAACTACCAAACATTTTTGTAATTATTTTTAATTATCTTTGTTTAATGAAGCAGCCAAGAGTATTGATTGAAACAGAACATGATCAGGAGTATAGAAACTTCGACTTTGTTATTAGCGATGTTAATGGTTGTTATGTAATAGATAGCGAAACAATGTGTTTAGTCTTAAATGGAACTGACTTTATATTGGAGTTCAATGGGGATTTATACGATGAAGTTAAAAAGAATATAGCGATTAAAAACTTAATAAATAAAAATTAACGGGAGTAGTAAATTAAAGTTACTCTTTACCTACTCTTTTAAAGGGTAGGTTTAACGTATTAAAAAAAATGATATGGCAAGACCAAGCGAATATAATTTTGATTTATGTATTGAAATTTGCGAGTTAGTTGCAAAAGGAGATAATATTATAAAAGTTTTGGATTCAAACAACTTATATCCAAGCTGGTCAACTTTTAGACGTTGGAAGCGTGAGAATGATGAATTACGAACGTTGTACATAAACAGCGTACAAGACAAAGCCGAAGCTTTAGAAAATGAGATGGATGATTATCGTTCTATGTTATTAGCTAAAGAGATTGATGCCTCAACTTATAATACTTTAGTTCAAACATTAAAATGGAAAATGGCTAAATTTTATCCTAAAATGTTTGGTGATAAAGTACAAACAGAACACTCCGGTGAAATCACTACAAACATTATCAGTTTAGGTAGTGGAATAAAACCAAATGAGATTATTAATTAAGCAAGAACACGCTGTTTATTATCTTAAAGATAATGTAACAAAGGAAATACTTTATGGCGGAGCTGCGGGTGGTGGCAAATCCGCTCTCGGTGTATTATGGCTTATTGAACAATGCCAAGCTTATCCAGGTACTCGTTGGCTAATGGGTAGGTCAAAACTAAAGACTTTAAAAGAAACGACTTTAAATACTTTCTTTGAACTTACATCCAATTTAAAGCTATCCAACTGTTATAATTATAATAGTCAAACAGGAGTAATCACCTGGACCAATGGAAGTGAAATACTTTTAAAGGATCTATATTCTTATCCCGCTGATCCAAACTTTGATAGTTTAGGTTCGTTAGAGATAACCGGAGCTTTTATAGATGAGTGCAATCAAATATCATTTAAAGCGTGGCAGATAGTTACATCCAGGATACGATATAAACTAAATGAATATAACTTAACACCAAAGATATTAGGAACATGCAACCCGGCAAAGAACTGGACTTATTCAAAGTTTTACATTCCAACTGCTGCCGGAACTATAAACGAAACACGAAAGTTTATACAATCATTACCAACTGACAATCCTAACTTACCGCCATCCTATTTAGATAGTTTACTTGCTTTGGATGAGAATAGTAAGCAAAGGTTGTATTATGGTAATTGGGAGTTCGATAATGATCCTGCAAGGCTTATTGACTTTGATAAGATACAAAACATATTTACTAATGACTTTGTTGATGCTGGTGATATGTATATTAGTGCGGATATTGCTCGTTACGGAAGTGATAAGATGGTTATATTAGTTTGGAGTGGCTTCCGAGTTATTGAGATATTTACTTTAGACAAATCAAGTATTACAGAAACTGCTGAAGCAATCAAATCATTAATGAACAAACATCGAGTTCCATTGTCTAATGTGGTTGCCGATGAAGATGGTGTTGGCGGTGGTGTTGTGGATATTGTCCGTTGCAAAGGATTTGTAAATAACTCCAAAGCATTAAAAGAGGAAAACAATAATGTCGAGTATCAAAACCTTAAAACGCAATGCTATTATAAACTCGCTGAACTCATCCAATCCAATAAGCTATTTATTGATTGCAACAATGCCGATATTCAAGATACTATATGCAAAGAGTTAGAACAAGTTAAAAGGGATAAGATTGACCAGGATGGTAAACTGCGAATACTTCCAAAAGAGAAAGTAAAAGAGTTAATCGGACATTCACCTGACTATTCCGATGCTTTGGCCATGCGTTTCTACTTTGACTTAAAACAAACATTTTTTACATTCTAATAAAAAAATATATCTTATTTATATTTAGTCTAAATAAAATTTATATCTTTGTGGTTATTAAGATTAATTTAAATGGATAATATAGAGTTTAAACAATTAGCTTACGACTTAAAAGAGTTAGACGAAACCAAAGGTGTTATAACTGCCTATGCTAACGTTTATAACTTTAAAGACAGCGATGGAGATATTTCCGCTTATGGTTCATTTGACAAAACTGTAAACGAAAACTTTAAACGCATCCGGGTATTGAAGGATCATAATCCAACAATGATGATTGGCGTTCCTTTGGCTATTGATACCAAAGATACTTATGGACTTCTTACTACTACCAAATTCAATATGAATAAGCCATTAGGTAAAGATATGTTTACTGATGTAAAGCTTATGTTTGATACTGGATTAAATGCAGAGTTAAGCATTGGATATAGAGTAATGCAAAGAGATAATAAAGATAAAAGCATCATTAAAGAATATAAGTTAATGGAATATTCTTTTTTATCATCTTGGGGAGCTAATCAACTATCAACAGTACAGGATATAAAATCAATCCAAAGCCATTACGGACTTATGGAACTTATTACAAAAGCTTACAATTTGCCTTATTCAGATGAGAGATTAAGACAGATTGAAACAATATTAAAATCACTCACAATGGAGCCGTCAGAACCTGACACTTTTGATAATGAGCCGATATTATTAGACACGTTAAAACAATTTAGAAACTCGTTAAATTTAAAATAAAAATGGACGAAAAATTATTAGCCGAATTGGCACAGATTAAAAGCGGATTAGAAACTAAAACATCTGCTGAAGTAAAAAGCGCAATCGAAGCGTTTGAAACAAAATTAACTGCGGAAATCGTATCTACTTTCGATGCAGAATTGCAAAGCGTAAAAAATCAACTTGAAGCTAAATTTGCTGCTGACTTAAAAGCGGTTCAAGATCACGCTGACAAATTGGATGTTAAATTACAAGAAGGAGCAAAAGCAACTACTAACAAAGGAGTTGATGCTATCAAATCTGTAATTAAAGACAATGCTGAAAAAATTGCAAATGTTCACGAAAACAACAAAGTAAGATTGAAAACAGTTGGAAACATGACAACTGCAAACTTAACTGGAGAAGAGCCAAGAGATTATAACTTTGATATAGTTAAATTCCCTGCTCAAATGGTAAACGTTGCTGACTTAACAGGTAACATCAACATTAATGGCGGAACTTATACTTATACAGTAGAAGGTGTTGGAGAAGGATCAATTGGATCGAATAACGAAAACACAGCTAAAAATCAAAGAGATTACGATTTTACTGCTGTTGATGTTCCAACAAACTTTATTGCTGGTTTTGCTCGTTACTCTAAAAAAATGCGTAATAACTTATCTTACATAACTTCAGCTATTCCTGACTTATTAAGAAGAGATTACTTGAAAGCTGAAAACGCTGCATTTAATACTGTATTAGCTGATGATGCTACAGCTTCAACTGAAGTTATAACAGGAAGCACTAAATCTGAAATGCTTATCAATGAAATTGGTAAATTAGAAGATGCTAACTATATTGTAAATGGTATCGTTATCAGACCAACTGATTATTTAGATATTTTGAAAACTGCGAAAATGGATTTAGAATCTGCTGTTACTTATGAAGGTGGAGTTTTAAGAGTTGCAGGAGTTCAAGTATTTAAAGCTACTTGGTTAGCTGCTCACAAATACTATGTAGGTGATTGGACAAGAGTTAACAAAGTAACTACTGAAGGATTATCTTTAGAGTTTTCAGAAACTGAAGGATCTAACTTTGTAAACAACAACATTACTGCTCGTATTGAAGCACAAGTAGCGTTAGCTGTTGAGCAACCATTAGCATTGGTTTATGGTGATTTCACTGCAACTGCATAATCATTAAGATTTTTAACATAAAGCCACTACTTGATTGTGGTGGCTTTTTTTTATTACAATATTATGATATATAAAGTATTAAAACAATTTTACACTCATTCCAATAAAAAAACCTATAAGGTTGATGAAACTATTGAGCTAACTAAAGATGAAGCTTTAGGAATGCTTACTCATGGTTATATACAAGAAGTAAAAGAAGTAAAGGAAGTAAAAGAAACTAAAACAAAAAAATAATGACTGATTATACCGATGTTATTTCTTTAGAACAAGCAAAGTTATATCTTAAAGTTGATGATGGGCAAACCATTACCGATGATGAAATAACCGGCATGATAAACTCTGCACTTTCATTTATTGAGAAACGTACAAATCACATATTTAAAACACGTGATAAAGTATATTTTAAAGATTGTGCTTTAGTGCAACAAGTTAGAGTTTACGATTATCCAATAGATAATACTGAAACCGAATTAGATATTATTTACAGGCCATTATATGCTATTGTTCCAACCGTTAATAATATGGTTACTTTAACAACTGGTTACACAAGCGTTGAGGATATTCCTTCGGAGTTAATTGATAGTGCTTTGCAACTGATAAACTTTTGGTTTTATAATTCAGAGACTAAAAACGCTATGAACAGCGTTCCTGACTTTGTATTATCAAATATTGATGTTAACAGACGATTTTTGTAATGATTGCAAGAAAATACGATAAAATTATTGAAATGTGGAAAACAGTAACTGTTGCTGATGGCTATGGTGGTAACGTTGTTACTACTGAATTAGACTATTCTTTATGGGCAAATGTAACAGCAAACCAATCCAGTAGAACAAACGAAAACGGACAGAACGATAATTTTGTACAGGCAGTTTTTACAATTCGTAATAACCCGAATTTTAGTATTTCTATAAAAGACAGCTTCATTGTTTATAATAGTGTTACTTATAATATTGATAGCATTTTAAATATTGACTTGGATAATATTGATATTGAAATACAAGCCACTCAAAGAACTTAATGGAAATAAAAGGCTTAAATAGTGTTTTAGCTAATATACGAAAGTACGGCAAAGAAGCTGAAAAGGATATTGAAGGAGTTACTGAATTAGTTGCTCGTAATATTGAAAAGAATGCAAAACAATTAGCTCCGGCCAACTTTGGTAAATTAGGACAATCTATACAAGCGGTAAAAGATAATCCATTAAATTGGATAATTGAAGCTGGGGGAATTATTGCACCTTACGCTCCATTTGTTGAGTTTGGCACAGGTGGTTTAGTTGATGTTCCAAACGAACTAAAGGACCAGGCGATTAAGTTTAAAGGTAAAGGAATAAAGCAAGTAAATTTAAGACCAAGACCTTATTTATATCCGGCCTTATTGCAAGGCAGAACTGAATATTTAGAGAAATTAAAGAAAGTATTAGAGAAATATGGTAAATCCAAATAAATACGTTAGGAAGGCTTTATACGATGCTATAATAGGCGATTACGATTGCTATGATATGCAAGTAACCGGTAATGATATACCTAATCAATATGTGATTATATCAACACAGGACAAAGAAATTGACAAAGCCACTAAATGCAATTATCAATGGATTTCTTATACTCTTTTAGATATTGTAAAAATTTATAATGGTGCCGGAAATGTAGGTAGTAGATTAATTAACGATGACATGGAGAATGACATATTATCATTAATTGAAAACGTAACTATTGATGGTTATACAGTTGTTAACAGGAGATATGAGTTCCCAAGTAATTTAGACAGTAGCACAGCAACACAAACAGTTTATAGAAATTTTATTCGAGTTATTTTAACTTTACAATAAAAAAATACTTATTTAGAATTAATATAAATAATTTTATTATCTTTGAAATAAATTAATAATATATAAAAAATAGAAATTATGTCAATAAGAGGCGAAAAAGGAATACTTTACATTTGGGACACAGCAGCCTATAAGCCTGTTGCTTGTCTTACTTCAAATGGATTAAACACAACATTAGCAATGATTGAAAG